TTGTTAGCGAGAACAGCAACAGTTTTCTCAGGATGAAATATAGCATACCAAAGAAGATACGCCACCGAGGATATAGACTTTCCGGATTGACGACAAGCAAGTACAACAGTGAAGCGATTATCATTAAATTGCTTGAACATTTCTTCCTGATATGGATATAACTCAAAAGGCACTAGACCGTCGTTTAGATTTATAATCTTCAAATGATTAGTAGCAAAGTGTGCGGGGTCTGCCATACACTTAGCATACTCAGCGACCTTTTCTTGCGTCCAATCCTCCTGCACGCCATCTTTTTTGACATGAGGATTACCAAGATAGTGAGTATCGTGTTTAGACTTGGTCGTGTCCTGAATCTGTGAGGGCATCATGTTGAGGAGTAATATCCTTTTCGTTCACTTTCTTCAACATGCGTTGAAGGTCGGTAGTTGAACCGATAAAAACATTTGTGGTCTCTTGCTTGTTAGGCAAAGCAGCGACATCATATTTCTCTATCTCTTTCTTTTGCTTATGAAGATTCATGAGTTGATGAGAAACATCAGAGGTATCTTTTATAAGTTTAGCAAGAACTTCATATGCTCTTGGATGTTCGCTTTGTTTGGCAACTTCAATCATTTCCTCTACACCATCTCGACCTTTACAAATCAGATCGTATAGAGTCTCTCTTGCGAATTCGTAATCGTTCTCTTTATCTTCACTCATATGCATGCGGCAAACTTATTGGACTATCACTATCTAGCACACTATCTGCTAGAGTGTAATCAGAATCAGGAGAAATCGGTCTTGTTGTAGTTTGACTCCTAACAGTCTCTAGATACCTATCTGAGTCTAAAGAGTTTACGTCCATATTGAATAGGTCTGCATCTACCCTTGTAATAAGAGGAGATTCTGTCGGTTTTGGACCATAAAAACTAACCTTCATATCAAAAGTAAGAGTGTATATAATAGTTCTTCTGTCTTCCATTTGTCCTTCAAAGTTATCAGTGAAGGCGACTGACTGGAGTATTACAGGAACATCTTCTTTTATATCTGGATAATCTTCAATGGGTTTAAAACTTACTGTATACTGTGGAGCAAAGTAAGGTAGTATCTGCTCTACTACTTGTAATGCGTCATTGTGTTGCTTGGCATAGACGTTTAACTCGAAAGTTATGATGTATGGAGTTGCTGTATAAAATTTGGCACCCTTTTGATTATCTTCAACACCAGTTTTAGTAAAATAATTCATCTTTGGTAATTGGCGTTGTGCATCATATGCAATTGACAAGACTTCAAAGGACATACGAGGCAGTTTAATTGCCAATTGTCTTTCGTTATCCTCGCCCTGATTCATCTCGTTAATACGTTCTAAGAACTTACGAGCAGGAGCATATGCCAATGGGACTTTTTGCTGGGAGTAGACATTATTACCATCGCGACGAATCATGTATAGGTTGTTAAACATCGCACCAAATACTGCGACGCACTTCCTAACTCTCTCGTGATAAAAATGACCGCCAAACATTAACTAAAATCTCCGAATGGATTATCTTCACTGAAGTCTACAAACTCTAGTACAGAAACATCAAAGTCAGTGACGTTACTTCTCCAACCATCAGATGCTCCTGTTGTATTAGCATCGCCGCCTGCTGCTCCTGACTGAATCTGTTGCAGTTCCATAACTAAGGTTGGAGTTGCAATTGATGTTCTTGCACCAACACTATCACCATTATATATTTGGCGAGTAGTGGTAAAGGTTTTATATTCCCCAGAAGTGTTACCCACATTAGCAAGTCGCATTATATTATCAGAATCAGACCAGTGTACGACTTCACCAGTAACAACATAATCGTCGAATGCTTGAGTAACTCTTTCGCCTCTAGTGAATCCATTAGAGGCAGAGTCCATAGTAAGTTGCCACTGATATGAGGCAAACTCTTCAATATCGTCGATACCTTGATATGTACCAGTGCCAAACCGTTCTCCACTGTACTCGAACAGTTCTACTCTCATTCTGAATACAGGAAGTTGCCCTAACTGATAGAAAGGATTCTCGTCCTCTACTTTCATAATTTCAAAAGTAGAACCTGATAACGGAATATGAATCAGATCGCCTTCGCGTGGGCGATAAAATACATTATCTTTGGTTTCTTGGTATTGACGAATTTCACTATTGAATCTTCGGCGTGCCATAACCAAAGTAGCAGCGTCACGAATCTCAACGCCAAACTTTTGGAAGAGGTCGCCCTCTCCATCGTATCCTTCTACGTTCTCAACATAGACTTCTACTTTGAATGCGAATTTAAATTCTGAAAGAATCTCGTCATTAAAAACCATATCCCTAGACACAACTTCTCGGGGCAGATAATAAACATCCTGCCCGTAGAACTTGAGAGATTCTACAATCAGATTTTCGTAAAGACTTTGTTCAGATCTTACGTTGTGGCGAAAGTGTACAGAAGTTGCCATTAGTTAATCTCCTCTGGGAAGAGATACTTGAATGACCCGTCAGGTTGGTATACTCTTTTTCTACCAACTTTGCTTGCGCTTACCTTTGCTCTGTGCTCTGGGTTTGCCATAGCGTTATTCTTTCCAGTCCCTTTACCCTTGCGATTTGCCTTCATCTTGGTAACTGATTCTGGTTTCTTCTTCCTGCCTGCCTGCCACTCGGCGATTGCTTTCTTGGAAGATTCTTTATGAGAGTAAGTATTGCCCAAGGCATGCTGATTGCCATGACAAACAGGCGGTTTGCCTCCACCAACGGTTAGATTATAGTTTGACTTAGACAGGACGAACTCTTCGTCTACGATGAATTCCTCTAATTCCAGACACTCTTCTTCAGTTCCTTCAAAGATTGTAGTGCGCTCAAACTTATCCCTGCCATATTTCTTAATGGCATCGTTGAGCGCAATTCCAGAACCGAGATAGTCATGATTATCTTTACCGTGAAAACCGATATAGAATCTATCAGTTACGGTGTTAGTTGTGCGGTAGACGATAGGCATACCACATTTCATCCAATAAAAAAGTCGGGTGGCACTTCCTGTTCGAGACGCATTCTTTCTCGAATCTTTTCTTGTTCTTCTCTGCCCTCTTCGATATAGCGAGCGCCACTGATAGTGACGCCGCCAGGAAGTTGCATACCTTCAAACTTTGACATATTTTGACCCCACTGCTCTTTAATTAGGGCAGTGGTGTAGTCTTTAATAAACATATCATTGTATACGCTGGTATGCGCTGTTGGATCAACGGTTTGATAAACTTCAAGTGCGACATATTTTCCAGCAGTTAATGTGCCATCTTCAATGTCGCTGTGCATATATAAACGATTTTGCCGACGTGCAAAAGTAATTAAAGGGAGACCATTGACTTTCATATCAATCAACTCCATGTACTGACGAATCTGATCGTAGTACGCAAGTCCGCCAATCCCAACATCATTTAATTGATGGTAGTCGCTCATCGCAAACTGGTAGTTGAATGAAAAGAAATTAGAACTATTAATAATGGTGCTACTAATAGGAAAAAGTTTAGTTACATACAATATATTTGTAGGTAGAGTAATATATTTGTTTGTAATGTCGGATGATGTTAATTGATATTCATAATAGACGCGAATAGTTGCGTCGTGATGAAACTCCTGATACAACTGAATGGCATCATCGATCTTATCTTCTATTTGATCTTCGTCTACATTGACTTCGATAACTGGTTCGCCCAGTCTTCGAAGACAAAATTCGATCAGATCAGCGCGAGATGAAACTACTGCCATTTTATGCTCCGTTCAGCAATGTACCAGCAGAGTCGTAAATTCCGATACCATTGAAACCATCAACTTGATCTGCGTTGAGGTTTGATACTTTAGTTGTTGACGCGACAGTAAACGGTGCCGTCCCTGTCGTATTACTGAAATTGACAGTTGCGCCAGAAGCAGCAGTGAATGTTGTGCCGCTGTTAAATGTTAACGTACCGCTAGTGTAGTTATCTGTAGCACCGCTGCTAAGAAACAACGGAGCATTTGAATCAATTTGACCTTGTACCTTCGCTGAATCATACGACTCAACTGTGGCAAAAGAAAGTACACCAGATCCATTGGTGGTGATAAACTGATTAATCGCCCCATCAGCAGTGGGATAAGTTAATCCATTTAAAACTGCACCGTTCGATGCAGTCAAATTACTAGAAAATGTTTTTGCGCCACTAATTGATTGAGTGGTTGTTAAAGTTACATAAGAACTTGATAAAGAAGATGAAAGGTTGGCAACATCAGAATCTAATGCCTGAAAGTTTGAGTCCAACTCTTGTAGAGTTAGAGCAGAACCTTTTGT